TAGCATATAATCAGCAAAACGATTATGTTCTTTCCGGCTTTGCTTGCGAAGTTGGGCATGTTCCACCCTCACAACACCATTACTCTTCCTGCGCTCATAGCTGTAACTCATGAACGAAAAAGAAAAGCACTCGCCACGTTTAGTACATGCCCTCATTTCATTTATAGCCTCGTAAACATTCATGCTGCAAATGTATCAAGTTAGCATCCGTAGAAAAAGGACATCATTACCGGCGCACATTGCTCTCTAACATTTCCACTCTCTTGATACCATCCCGCACTTTTCGTGGATCTACCACCAATTCCTTATCAAGAATAGCCTTCAGCAGTTCATTATTCTTCTGTAACAGCACAACTATTTGCAAACGTTGCTCAGGCGTCAATTCTGAAACAGGACCGGAAAATGACTGTGAAGGCACTCCTGTTTCTTCAGCACTATAGCCACCGCTGTACTTCCCACTTCTGGTACGAACCTGTTCCAATATCTGTGTAGTATTCAACATACGGATTGTACCATTCTTCTGTGCCATATCAAATACATCCAGGAACTGACGGACATGCGGATTAGCAACTCCTTCATGATTTGTCACAAACTCATTCTTGTGTACAGGTATCACACCTGCCACATCATCCGGATTCCCGCTGCGGGTATAACCTTCCACGTATTCATCGGAATAACCGCCTGATTTCAAACCTTTCGCTTCATCACGCTGTTGCTTTGCCACCGCAATCTGCGCAGCACCACTGGCTACCGCTGCCGCAGCCGCAGCAGCCCCCAATGCAGGACCGACGAAAGGTATTCCTGCCATGGCCTTATATGCTTCCATGGCCGTAACGGCAGTAGTGGCCGTAACCTGTAATACCGCAGCCGCAAATTGCTTGTCCGCATATTTCTTTTTCACCTGATTGATAGCTTCTTCCTTTTCTTCTTCCAATTTGGTAGTATCCTTACCAGCTTTCTTGGCAGCCTTGATTTGCTTGTCATATTTACGGCTAACTTTACTAATCTCTGCATCCTGAAGGGCATTAATAACTTGGCTGGCAGCAGAGGTAGCCTGACCAACTACATCTAATGCAGCTTTAGCCTTATCTATTCGCTGCTGTTCGCGTTCCTCTGCAATCCGGGCTTTTTCATCCTGATACTCTTCAAACGTTATCAAGTCCGCATCATACATCGCTTTCAAAAGCCTATTCTTTTCCTGAAAAGAAGAAGTATTATCTATATCCTGAAAACCGTTCTTACGCTGTTTTTCTTTATCAGCCTGTTTATCCTCATAATCCATATCCTGCAATTGGGTATCAATACCTGAAGTATCCTCCCCATATGCAGCCAGCATGTCTCTCCGGTCATTCAGATATTGACGTTCCAACTCTTTCAGCTTCTCCAGATAATCCGCTTCCCGTTTAATATCCCCCGATATATAGGCTTGTTTCAATGCTGCCCGTTGTGCCTGGAACTCTTCATCAATAACAGCCAAATTATCATTCTGCGCATTTTTTCCGGCATCCTTAGCGGCTTGCGTCAACCTATCAGCCTCGGCAATCATCTTATCATAAATCTGCCCTTGAATATCCGAAGCATCTTTGCCGTATGATTCCAACAATGCCTTGTGTTTCAATAAATAGGAAACTTCAATTTTATACAGTTCCTGCTGGTGCTTTTCTTTCGTTATTTTCTCATCCAGCAGTTTCTGTTTTAACAGGTTCCGCTCTTCCTGCATAGCCTCTTTCAGTTTTTCCATACGGGCTTTCAACTCTTTTTTCAGGGTTTCTTCATCCGCTTCTCTCCCATGCCCATTCCCTGTACTGCCCGGAGTAATAACAACTTCCTCCAAAACATTTGCCTTATTCTTGGCAGAGGGCTTGTTTATGAACGGATTCATTTCCGCCTTCACCACAGTGATACGCTTAGCCGCCTTTTCAACGACTTCAACATAATCCTGAATCTCACCCTGTATCTTTGGGATATCGCTTCTATCCGAATAATATTTCTCAAGGTTCTTGGTAATGGCTTTCGCTGTATTTTTAGCAGTGTTACCGGCAGCAATACTCTTATCCGTAGCTACGACCATTTTTTGAAGGAAATCATCTACCTGTGACTGAGGCAATGTACCAATGAGGGCATTACGGACATCGTTCATCTCATCAATCTTATCCGTCATACTCTCATTCTGAATTTCGTCACTCTTCTCCTGAAGGACTTTCCTCGCCAAATTGCGGTCCATCTCTGTATTAATATCCCGATAGGCCTGCTCTATATCCTTCAGGGACGAATATTCATTAAGCAAATAAGGAAGATACTGCCCATATTTGGTATTTATTTCCTCTATCAACTCTTTCCTGCGCTTTGTACCTTCCCCGGCTGCTTTAGTCGCATCAGTCAATTTACGTAATTGACTACGTTCCTTTTCGCTTTGCGTCAAAAAAGAATTAACGGCTTTTTCCGCATCTGAAGTGCGGGTCGCAAATTTGTAAATAGCGACCCCCGCTCCTAATGCCAGGGAAGCCAATATACCCAAAAGGTTGGCTTTACTGGCCGCATTGAAAGCTTTCATCGCAACTGTCGCCCTCTTAATGTTACCGCTCAAAGCATATTTGGCAGCACTCAGCAAAAGGGTTCCGCTCCGGGATGCCCGTGTTGTGATAATATTTTTCTTTTCCTGCAACCACTCCAATGTCTTTGCGACCGTCAAACGTTTCGTCCACAGTTCTTGCGCTTTAACCGCTGCGGTGTATGCAGTTATTACAGCAATCGACGACAATATGATTCCCTTATACTCCGATAGGATAGAAACAAGCACACCTAACCCTTTCACCGTCATGCTTCCGGTCGTAATCATATACTTCATTACAGGAAGCAGCTTCTCACCTAATTCTACCCGTACATTCTTAAATTTCTCTTTCGCCTTATCCAATCCTGCCTGAACGGTATTATTCTGCACATTATACTCATTGGTAATACTCGTTCCCTCACGGAAGGCATCATTCGCAGTTTTCTGCTCCTTACGTACCTTTTCAACGTTTCCAGCCAAAGCACTAATCACTCCGGCAGCTTCCGCACCGGAAAGCTTCATTTCCTTCAGTATAGGAGCCATCTTATCCATACCACCGAGTTTACCCAAACTTTCCAGGAAACGAAGAAGCGCTTCATTGACATCTGTGTCAATAAGCGTGGTAAACTCTTCCACGTCCATTTTAGCAAGCTTGGCATACTTCGCCGGTTCCTGATAGATTTTCAGAATCAACCCTTGTAATGCAGTACTTGCCATTTCACTACGTAGCATGTTCTGGTCAAGCGCAGAAGCAAACCCCAACACATCAGTAATCGTCAATTTTGCCTGCTTAGCCACACCGCCCATGCGCGCAGCGAACTCTATCAGATAGGGTTCTGCCGCCGAAGAATTTTGGGCAACGGTATTCACAGCACTACCAGTAGCCAGCATATTCTCACGAAGTGTCCGGTTTGCATCCCCAAACATCTGTGACAATTTGCCGATATTCTTTACTGCATCTTCCCCCAGGTCCTCTCCTAAAGCGACATTAATCTGATTGGCAGCATCCACAAAATCCAATACACCCTTTTTACCGGTGATACCCAACCGCCCGGCATCTCCTGCCAAAGCGTTAAGCTTTTCCCGTGGTGTACGGGTATCCATGTGCTTGAACTCCTCATTCAGTTCCGCCACTTCTTCCTTTGTCATCCCGGTATATTTGATAACCTGGCTCTCCGCCTCCTGCATCTCCGCATACTCATCAACACATTTACGGGCTGTCAACACGACCCCGGTCAACGAAGCTACGGCACTGGTTCCAATAGCAGCATACTTGTTAAACCCGTCCGCCACTTTTGAAAGGGAAAAACGGGTATCACGCGCCTGCACCTCCAGCTCTCTCATACGCTTTTTGGTCAACAGGTAATCCTGACGCAAAGCCTTCCATGCTTCAGTTCCGGGAATAGCCTTATCCATTTCCCGTTTGAGTTGTGAAGCCCCCTTACGCAGTTCAGCGTAAGACAACGATGTCCGTACTCCTTCTTTACGATATTCAGCCAGGCTTTTATTCAATTCATCCTGCCTTTGCTTGAGTGCCTTATACTCATCAGAGTTTTTCTTGCCCTCCGCAGAAAGCTTATCCATTTCCGCCCTTACAGCCGCTATCTGTTCTTTTGTTTCCGCAAACTTTGTTTTGGCTTCCGAATTATCAATCCGGATTGCCATTCTAAAATCATTTATGCTTATCGCCATACCTATACTACTTTACCAAGACAAAGGTATCCTGGCGATTAACTATGAAAAAGGACATAAAAAAGAGGCTGCTCCATAAAAAAAATCCCGGCTATCCTCACAGACTACCGGGTACTTCTTACTCAGACAAAAAACTATTCATCCAGCCAACGGCCATTGTCCAACCAGACACCACCGTCACGCCATTTGCCATCCGTCAATATCCACCGTGACAACGCTTCCGTATCACTTATGGAAATCGGATAGAACACACCTTCCCAGGCTCCTTTCCGTCCGGACGCATCAATCATATATGTACATTCTTTGCAAACAAACCGTTTATTGTGTATAACAAAAACACTCCGTATGTCATAAATATTCGGGTCGTAACAATGGAATGTAAACTTCTTCTCTCTCTTTATATCATAATCCTCTTTATACAGATGCTCTGAAATCACCTTCAGCTCCATTGACTCCCCCGCCAGGCTCATCTTCGCATCGTCCATACCTGAATACGAAGTGTGGAATATCAGTCCCTTATTGAGTATGTTGTCCGTATATACGGTCGGATACGGGTCTGAGTCCGGTCTACGCAAATAGCCGGTCTGTTTCTTAATGCCCGTATAAAAGCCCAAATAAACCGTACTCTTTGACGTATCATCCTCATAATTATTATTCTTGATATAATCTTCAATACCCTGAGAAGAGGTGCTCTCCTCTACATTCTCATCCGAAGCTGTCAAGTCACCGGCACTATCCAAGACCGGAACAATACGCAATACATTTGCATAGGTAACACGCCCATCCAGTTGTACCGTAGTCTGTTTAATCGGTACTGCCCCATGCCGTACCGGTATCATCTCCAACGTAACGAAATCCCGGCCGGCATCATAGACCAAATCCGCATATTCATTGACCGGACATCCCCGATATAAGGTATGCGGTTTTCCGCCTATATCCTCCTTCTCAAAGGAAGTCCTGATGTATTCTATCCCTGTGCTGGTATTCGTAACCAACTCCATACCATTTGACTTATTAGCAAAGAAATCATGTACCGCAGCTATCCCGACCACATTTTTTCTTTCCGCCATCTCCATCAATGCGTCCGGCAATCTCCTTTTTTTGTAATACTCACTATCCGGCAAATCATATTTCACATTCCTGATACCGATATTCACTTCTTCCTCCTCGTCTTCCGTTTCCTCGACGTACTCGTCCTTCACAGAAGACAAATAGGCTACCGGCGGAGCTACGTAATAATTTGCGGAAAGCATTATCCTGACGCTCTTTTTCCGGCTATCTATAATAAAAAGGATACCATACAGTTTTTCAACTTCTTCCAAAAACTCCTTCACAGTCCAGCCGGGAAACATCTTGGCGTATTCCGTTGTCTGTTGGGCATGGATAATCAACTGGTATTTCCAGGGTGTATCGGTAAACTGGTTCTCTACAATCTGATAGCCAAGTGCCTGTATCATCTTCTCCATAACAGTAGCCATATAGGGCATAGGAATATATATACCGTCTGCAACCTCTTTAAAAGAGAGTTCCGTGTACACCCCTGCCTTTTCTCCGGATTTTTGTTCTGTAAGATAATATTCGAGTTCGAACGGATTAATCATGGTTTCTCCGGCCAACACGGGCGGAAGATTATATTCCACCTCCGGATACATCTTATCCAGTAGCCTATTCTTACGTCCGGCAGACGGCATGGGAGCACTACCCATATCCAAAGAAGAAACCAGCTTGTCAGAACCGATAAAATAGTTGAGTTCCGAGTTCCCCGATGCTATCTGTATGGAAACGCTCTTCTCCGTCCATCCCGTAATCACTTCAGTACCGTCACAGAACACACGGTTGTCCGCTATCAGTACAGCCCTCCGTTTGGTCTTTACTTCCTTTATGGAGTTAAGCCTATGCAAATGATTATACAACCGGGCATTAACGGCATTGGTTAAAGCCAGTTCTATATCATAGGTATATTCCCCATTCTTGGTAAAGAACGGATTTTCACGCTTCACCTGTATCTCAACAGCCGCGGGCAACACTACCGATACCCCATCTATAAACAACTCAGTCATATCAATCTACCAGTTTCAGGCCAATACTCAGCCCATTAAACCCACCAAAAACATCATACTCCCATTCGGTCAGCATTCCATCTGCCGGACTCAACTCGCCACATACGAAGTCCATTGCCAGCAATTCTTTCTTTACCAGTTCCATAATACGTTGCAACAGCGCATAATGCTGCAACTCTTCCTCATCCATTTCTTCCCCTGCAGGAACTTTCTCCAGCAGAAACAATAGTATCTGGTTGGATTCCTGATGGCAATCCATCCCGCCTTTCAATTCCGCATCCGGAAAATTACCACATAGCCAGATACCCTCCGCATCCTTCAGCTTCTTCTGCAAATGCCCTTCCCGTACTGCCAGTTTAATCCCCTCAATCGGTTTTTCCGACCTGGCATTGACACGCTGCCTGATTTCCAGCAGCATCTCCCTGTATCTTACAATATCAATCATAGCCTATCAAATTATTCTGCTCCGGATCAGCCAGCCGGAAGCTGAACTCCACTGTTTTCAAAACACTCTTGCGAAATTCCCGTTCAAACTTCTGTTTGGTTATCACAATCGGCAACCACTCATTATTAACAAGAATACCAGCTTCCTGACAATTAAGCAGGTTATGCCACAGCTTATAATCGCTTTGGAAGAATATACGCCCGCTGTTAACCGTATATTCATCCGTAACCTTAACACCGAACTTTCGGTCTACCCCATACATGGCAGCCATATCACTTTCATTATTTCCTGCCATTTTCAGGCCACCGGTAGCAGTCAGTGTCTCCGGCATATCATATACGTTTTTAAAGCGGAAGCACCATGCTTCAGCATAGCGTGTCCGGTCTATGACAAACAGCAGGGAACCGCCTGATACCTCCACTTTGTATTGAAGAATGTCCGGCTTCTCAAACAGAGAGGAAACGACATCCGGACTCGTATCGAACGTATAAACCCCATCATCGTAACTGCCGGCAGCTACGAAACGGTTTTCCTCTGTTCCGTCATCCCAATAGGCTGTCACATTCATCCCTTTCTTTCCGGACGCATCGACCGGGAAACCGCTTACATATTCCTTTGCTCCAGGATACGTCACTTTCCGGTTTACCTCACTCAAACAGCCCGGAGCTTCCGCATCTTTCCGGGTAACCAAACGGCTGAACATGACAAAACAAGTCATATCCTCCACTCCATTGATAAGAAACGTGAAGTCTCCTGCCGCATCTGCCTGGGTCGTATTCTCCCCGGAACACCATACTCCCCACAAAGCGAGTTCACAGAACTTGCCCAATCCACGGGTACGCACCTTAAAATCGGCATCCGGGGAATATTCCTCTTCCAAAACAGTCTTCCCGCCATACCTCACGGAAAAGGTTATAGTACTGTCCGTATCAATAATGTACTCACGCATGGTCGCGCAGAACTCCCTTGGCTTAGGTCTCTGTATCACATTCATAACCGGCAGTATTTATTCCGTTCATCATTTTTAGGAAGCAGGTCATACACCGGAATTATCCCGTCACGTACCCGCTTCATTTCATCCAACCAAACAGCAGCATCGTCCTCCATCCATTCCGCTACCCGTACAATATCATCCGTATCGGCTATCCGGCTGTCCGCCATTCCGTTTTTTGCCATATAGCCGCGTATCACCCCACTGGGAAATATACGGAGCGGAAGACGACGCAAAGCTGCCGCCATAGCAAACAGTGCAACAGCCATACATGCCGCATAATGTACATCACTCTCCGGAACCGCTTTTTCTGCCAGCAGTTCATCCCATCCGTCACCATAGGCACGTTCCACCTTCAACCGCTGAGCTTCACGAATGAACGGTACAAGCACGAGAAACGTGCGCTCGCTCTTCTCTATCGGGAAATACATGTCAAAGGAGTTTCCATTACGAATGATAAGCCGTTGAGTGAGCTTATAGGTATCCGTCTGCATCCATTCCTGAAGCCCGGTTTTGTTCAGATATCGGATGAGCGCATCCACGGAACGATAATATTCCTCCAGATGTAACGCGTCGTCACGGTCAAGCTGCCATTCCCAGGGAAGCTTTTCACTGTTATCCGTTGCCATCTTGAACTTACGGCCATCATCTTCATGACTGAGGTCGTTCTTCTGGTACATCCGGAGTGTTGCCATTATGGCAATCGGCCGCTGAACCTTCCTTACCAGTTCATTATCCTCTCCGTTCTGATAATATTTTTCAGCCAACTGCATAACCGGTTCACCAATCAATACGGTGAGTTCTTCAGTCGCAACTTCTATGTCTCCGGAAATCTTGGAAAAGGAGTTATTGGCATAATAGCTGCCTGTGAGTTCCCGCAGTTCCTTAGCACCATTTTTGTTCTTATTGAATATCATATAACTATTGTTTAAGATTCCTTATCATTTCATCCGCCCGCAGTTTATCGTCCAGCAGCTTCATCATAACCCGTAGCAGTAATGTATCGTCAGTCGCATCCGCATTGCCGAAGATTCCGCTTTCGGCAACTGAATAAAGTACACTGTTCATACCCAGACTTTGAGCGGTTCCCGGCTGTACATCCGAACTTTTCCTGCTCCGTTCAAATACCGGAGCGAAGCAGAGTTCCAACCCGTCGATGATAAAAACTCCGGAAAACAAATATTCACAAAAATAAGCGAACCAGGCGTAAACGCCCCATTGCACCCATTCAGGCATATCACGCACCAACCCCATATAACGGGACATATATTGCATACGGAACGGTTCGCGTAGGATACACCCCTTATCCTTAACCGGTTTCCGGTAGAGAATGGCGCACAATGCACGAAGGTCGGCAGCATCCCGGCCTGCATTGTACTTGTTCATCACGGCCACCGCCTGACGAAATTCCCCAAAAGTCAGGTCAGACCCATGGCTGGCCGGACCACGAAGATACCGCCACACCGGAAGAAGATTCTCCGTACTGTCATAAGTCAGTTCAACGGCATCTTCTCCAACCTTCCACATCCAACCAAATGTAGCCGCCAATTTATCAACCAACAGCATATCCTCCACTTTCGATTTAAAACGATACCCTCTATTCTTCAGAACATAGGCACACCACTCACGTTTCACATCAAGTAAAGCCACTCCCGGCTGTTTCATCAGCCTGCTGCGTATCTTGAGCAAGTGAAGCCACTCCAACGGCTTCACTTCTTCCCAACAATCCGGAAAATCA